ATGTCCTATTTCGATAGTCGAGTAGGCGAATGTCTAGTTTGGCAGGTCGTGTCGATTAGGGTAGTGAAAGGTGGACCCAAGCCTGATATAGTAGTATTTATGGCATGTACGAAAATCGGCCAATTTAGTGCTGAGGGTTGAGTTGACGAGTATGCTATTGCATTTTGACCTTTTTGCTCGAAAAATAGAAAATTTGCAGGACAATTGTGTACTCGACGTATAATATAACAAGGCAAAAATTCTATTGACATGATATGAAGAGTGGTGTATTAAGTGAGCAAAAAGAAAGATAAAACTCTTGAAAACTTTAATGAATTGCTTGGAGCATTGAAGCAAAATCAGCAAAGCAATAATGTAATGTACTTCAGAATAGAGGAAAATCCATTTTGTCCTTCAAAGAGCTTATATTTTAACCAAAATAATTTGAAACAGTACAATGATATATGCAACGATATTTTACGCAAAGTAGAAGAAGGTAATTTGCCTGGTTATAGCATTGCAGATGTGAAAAAGATGGTAAGTAACTGGCTTAGCGATTTACTGTTTAAAGGCCATTTGAATATTGACAAAAGAGCATTTCGAGATAAGTTAAAATCTTGGCGACAAGAAATGCAAACACAAAGGTCGTATATCTTTTTAACGTCTGGAATTCAAATCCCGCAACAGCCAATTCAAATTGATTCTAGAGATTATTTTGCTAGTACGAAATATATCAAAAATAAGCTTAATTTAAGTCATAGTACAGATTTAGAAAATATATTAAGTAAAGATAATGCAGTATTGATTGTTACTGTTCAGGGTGCACAGAATGATAGAACCTATGAAGTAGCAAAAAAGAAAGCTAATCGAATAATAGGCCTCGTAAACTTAATGTATGATAATAAGTTTCAGATTAAGATATATCCTATTAACGAAGTGATAGTTCATAACGATATTGATAAATATTATGGATTTGTGGATGGTAAAGGTACATTTGGTAGGTCAAGAGTAAAGGATCCTATACCAGAAATTCGACTAAAGGACATATCAAGTACAGTACACAACTTTGAATTCTTAATAGACGTGCAAAAGGAACAAACATTGACGAAATTGCAAGAAAAGATATGTATAGCTATAGATTGGATGAGCTTAGCAGATTTAAGTAATATACCAATGTCTTTTTTGCAGGCAATGATAGCTTTAGAAACGATTCTTGAAATAAAGAGCAACAGTATTTCTATTGTTAGTCAGATAAGTATGTCTATCTATACTCTTTTAGGTACAAATATAGAAGATAAGAAAAAATTAAATGCCTTTATGAAGCAAAGTTATGATGTAAGGTCTAATATTGTTCATAATGGACGGGCGGAAGTTGCTGAGGACATGTACTTTGAACTATGCAAGATTATATTCCAACTTATATATAAAATAGGAGTAGACAATGAATTAACGAAGCTAAAAGATACAGAAGATCTTTGGAAGTATGTGGAGTTACAGCTAATGCAGTAACAAAAAAATAGCACCCAACCAAAATAGCTGAGTGCCAAATATCTCAATTTTTTACATATTGACTCTTATAACTTCACCATCTTTGAACGTGAACTCCATGTAACGTTGGAAGATGGTGATTTTTTCTACCAAACGACGGACTAGTTGTTCATCAAAATCTACTAAGCCATATTTGTGCAGATTAACCAATTCATTGATTTCATCAATACTATGCAGTTTGGCTTGTTGATCAGTTTCACGACTCTGTACTTTTTCTTTTTGCCTCCGTAGGTCCATGATTTGTTGTGTGAGGGCATCACAGTCCTGGTGCTGATTAGCAGCTTGAATCAATTTCATCTGCACCTCTTCCAACTGTTGGTCGATTTGATCAAGTGTTGGGCCTTTAGAGTTCTTAATGACCTTCATGATGTTAGCTTTAATTTGTTTACTGGCCAACTCATGCCCTTCAATGAGCTGATTGAATGCTTCAACGGTGGCTTCCTTCAGCAATGGTTCTTTGACGTTTCGAATCATGCATCGCCGGCCAGTCTTATTGCGTCTTACGCGGCTTGCACATCGCCAGACTGCCACTTTTTCCTGTCGATACCACATGTTCCGTTGCAAGATATCACCGCATTTACCGCAGAATACTTTTTGAGAAAAGCAGTATTTTCCGTTAATTCGCCGGTGCTTGCCGTTCTTAGTCGTGATTCCGTTACGTCGCTGTTTGATAATTTGCTGGACTTGCATGAACACTGATTTAGGAATAATCGCTGGGTGGTCGTTCTCCACATAGTACTGTGGCATGATTCCTTCGTTCTTTACGCGCTTTTTGTTCAGAAAGTCCACAGTGTAAGTCTTTTGTAATAGAGCATCACCCATATATTTTTCATTCTTCAGGATTTTGGCCACGCTGCTAGAACGCCAATTCTTTGTTTTGCCACCAGTTAAAATACCATCTGCTTTAAGAGAATCAGCTATTTGCTTCATCGTCATTCCGTTTAGGTAGCTATAGAAGATGCGCTTAATGACCTTTGCTTCTTCTGGTTCAATCACCAAGTTACCTTGAGCATCCTTGGTATAACCCAGAAAGTGATTATGGTTCACGAAAACTTTCCCTTGTTGGTAACGATATTGAATCCCCATCTTGACGTTTTGCGATAAGGACTCACTTTCTTGTTGAGCAAGGGAAGCCATGATGGTAATCAAAACTTCACCTTTGGCATCCATGGTGTTGATATTTTCTTTTTCAAAGAAGATTGCAACATTGATAGCTTTTAAGTCACGGATATATTTCAAACAGTCGATGGTATTCCGGGCAAATCGGCTAATTGATTTGGTAACGATCAGGTCAATCTTACCGACTTTACAGGCTGCAATCATTTTATTGAATTGTTCCCGTTTTTTGGTATTGGTTCCGGAGATCCCATCATCGGCATAAATACCTGCAAATTCCCAGGGTGGCTCCTTTTGAATTAGTTCTTTGTAATGATCTACTTGAGTTTCGTAAGAACTGGCCTGCTCATCGTAATCGGTCGAAACCCGGCAGTATGCAGCCACTCGAAGCTTTCCAAAAGATTGTGGACTACGTGGATGATGGACACTGTTTCCTTTTTGCTGATGGGCGGGAATAATGCGTACTTTACCCAATTAAATCACCTTCACTTTCGATAATGCTGTACAAGTATTCTGCTTGCCGAATTGGTTCGCTGAAACGTTGGCGGATTACCCCACGGTAAAAGTGTTCATCAAGGCAAGCTGCTTTGGTTAACTTCTCAGTTAATCTCAACCCGCATTTCAGTTTGAAAACCGCCTCTTTTGGACTGTTCACTACAATTTGTTGAACGAAGTCCTGAAATGGGGCTTTATTAAAGCCTGACAGTTTTTGACCTTGTTGACACCAATGAAGCAGGGTTCGCACGTTTTCAAAATTATTTGCCGAATCAGTATTGTTGCTATTAAACTGTTTAATCTTTTCGCGGCATTGGTAGGTATCCTGTTCGAGCTGAGCCGTTTGATTTACATAGATGGCTTTATCCAGCAATCCTGATTGCATCAATTCGGTTAGCGTTTCTGCTTTGCGGTCATTTGCCTTAACCTGATTGACCAATGAACTTAGCTGACCGTTGGTATCACTGTTAGCTTGAACTTGTAAATTTGCTAACAATGGCTGTAATAAGAATTTCCTACTGTAAATGAGTTTATTCATCATGTTGCAGAAAGCTGCTTCTAGGCTTACTTCAGTTACTGCTTTAACAGTACATTGCTTAGCGGAACTTAGATGTCTTTGACAAGCCCAGCAAATTTTATTGGGACGTGTTTGCCGCTTAAAAATAGTGCCACAATTGCCACAAGTGATTTTCCCAGAAAATAAGTAGTGGTGTTGGTACTTATGGCTGCCAGTTTCAATATGGCACTTTTAGACCGCTTCTTTAAGCAGAACTTGAACTCTGTTAAAAGTTTCGTGGTTAACTAAACTAGGGTGATGATCCTCAATTAAGTATTGGGTGAGTTCACCTTGGTTAAAATGACGGTGATATTGATCATCACTATAAGTCTTCTGGCAGAGCATATCACCGGTGTAATTACTGTTTCGTAAAATGTTAATCACGGTGTTGCTTCGCCATTGTCCACCACGCTTTGTTGCTACGTGTTTATGGTTCAATCCTTTAGCAATCCGACTAGCTGACATCCCTTTTGAGAATTGTTGAAAGATTTCTCGCACAATCCTGGCTTCAGCCTGATTAATAACTAAGTTGCCATCTTCAATTGAATATCCGTAGGGAGCCGAAGATACTCGAAACTCGCCGCTAGCGAAACGCTGTCTAATCGCCCAGCGCAAATTTCCTGCGGTTGAATGAGATTCATCCTGAGCAATGCTGCTGAGAATTGATAGAAATAATTCGCTGGCCATTGCTCCAGTGTTGATATGTTCCTTTTCAAATATAATTGGGATGTTCAGCTGTTGTAACTCTCTAACGATTCGTAAACAGTCGGTTGTGTTTCGTGATAAGCGGCTGATCGACTTGGTAACTACGAGGTCGATTAGGTGATTATGACAGTCGGCTAGTAATTCTTTTAAGGCATCACGCTTCGTCAATTTGGTACCTGAGATTCCTTCATCGTAATATATCTTAGCTAATTGCCAGTTAGGATGATTGCTAATGTATTTTTGATAATGTTCACGCTGATTTTCAAGACTCTCCAGCTGTTCAATATTGTCCGTCGAAACTCGACAATAAGCTGCTACACGGAGTTGCTTGACATTACGGTGGTAGCTTTGGATTTTAGTAATGGTTGACATGACAACCCTCCTTTCGTCAGTGTGGTATGTTAGCTCTGAAGGCTTGATGTATCAACGTTTCCGGGCCCTAATAATGGTGGAAATGATTGTTTATTTAAGGAATCAATGTCTTTAAATTCGGTGGGCGAAATAAGGCCTTTATTAAGTAGAGTCTGGATGATCTGTTTTGCTTGTTGGTAATGCAAATCGTTCAATAATTGCTCTGAACTAATATTCGTACTTGTTGCTATTAGTGGTTGATGAGTCACTGGTTGTACTTTTTTTACCATGTTTAATTACCTCCACTGATAAGCCAGAACAAGCGGAAAAGTAAACCATGGTAAAAGAAAAAAGCTGACAGAAAACTGCCAGCTAAAAGTTGAAAAATCAAAATATATCAGATATCATTAGTAAATGAAAAGAGAGCAACGAGCGGCATCTCGTTACCCTCAAACGCAGTTCAGGTGACTGAAGGATAGCTAACCGTTATGGTTAGCTTTTTTTATTATCGCGTAGGCTTTAGCACAGTCAATGACTAGCTGGCCGATTGCCACGATAACTAAGGCGGCATTAATTGCTGCTCCTCCAGTCCTTTCCTAAATAACATGACTCTCACCTCCACAGTTCAGATTATTTGAGGGGTGTGTAGCCACGTTAACTGCTAAGTCTTTCATGATGGGAGCGACCCATCAAGTCCGACCTAATAGCATTTTATCATAGAAACAACAAAAAGCCTGCAGACCGGAGTCCACAGGCATAAATCAGAGTAATTGATTGACACGTTTTTGAATTTGAATTGGATCATAACCAGCTTGTTTCAAACGGGTAATTCGCTCATTACCATTTCCCCAGGAACCACGGATAACTTCACGGGCAATTTGGTCGACTGACTTACGATTCAATAATTTATTAACTTTTTCTTGCACGACTGAGTAGTCGTAACCCGCAGCAGTTAAACGTTTTTGACGATCGACACCATTACCCCATTGCCCATTCAATACTTCTGCAGCCAGCTGATCAGGATTTTTTCTGGTGACTGGCTGTTTTTTGTCAATTACTGCTGCATAGTCAATGTAGGCATAATCTAGGTCGCAGTTACCACTGACACCTGGAACAGAACCAGTTGAATAATGCTGCCAAATTCCATAGTTGCCACCATAGTTACAACGTGGACCATATTCGGCTATCCAGATTGCATAACGCTGAGCAACAGTGGGAGAGATGTAATTTTGCAGTGGTGAACGAGAAATATATAAACCCGCATAGCAACCATTCTGTTCCAAAACGCTACAGAAGCTTTTTACTAAGCTATCACAAAAGTTGCGTCCGTTAGCAAATTGCCACTTTTCTTCCAAATCAAAGTAGATTGGATAATCAAAGTGCCGATTACCAAGGACGGTTAAGCAAGCCCGAGCTTCGTTGGCTGCATCAGCAGGTGAAACTGCATAGGAGTACCAGTAGGCCCCAACTTGCAAACCTGCCGCTTTGGCTTGTGCATAGTGTTCCGCAAAATAATGATCTACTTGGCTAGCAGAACGACCGTAGCCAGCTCTAATTAGGACGAATTTTACGCCGCTTGCTTTGACTGCATTAAAATCAACGTGACCTTGCCATTCAGAAATATCGATTCCTGGAATCATTACTTGTCACCATCCTTATTATGAAGTTGTTGAAGAACATTTTTTAATTTATCGGGTACAGGTAATCCTAATCGACTCGTGTTTTCTAATAGAGAAATACCTTCGTTAGAGATATAGAAGAAAATGGTTGCTGTGCGAATTGCGGAGCCATTTTTTAGTAAATACACATCAAGACAGTGAGCAATGCCAACCAATAATAGAATTAAAACCTTGCGGGTAAGCCCGCGAAATCCAATCTCACTGGATAATTTATGTTCACTAACGGCGCAAAGAACTCCGGTGATATAGTCCACGACCATAAAAATCAGGAGAATATATAGGAAACCATCGAGTCCTCCTAAAAACCAGCCAAGGAAAGCGCCAATAGCTCCGAAACACGTATTGATTACCGTTAAACTAGTTGTCTTCATTTGGATTATCAACTCCTTTCGAATATTCGGCCTTGATCTCCATATACTCGTGGTTGTATTTAACATCGTCAATGAAGCCAATATTGTAGCCACGTCCTTCAAACCATATATTGGTTTCTTCATCAATATCATCGCGATATCGAATGATGAATGATAATTGCTTTTCCAATTTTACGGTGACAGCGGTGTAATACTCTTGTCCGTGCAGGGCGGAAACTTTTGCCCACACATCACCCAGACGTACATCCTTGTACATTGACATTCCAGTATTAGGATTTTCGCCGACATATTTCTTCTTCATTAGCGTTATGCGCCGGTCTAATTCACCAATATCAACAATCTTACTAACACGTTTGTTTTGTTGTTGCATTAAAACTCCTCCTTCCGGTAAGGAGACAAGATGGCCCGGAGAAATTTGATCATGGCATCAAAATCGGCGGTTTCCCGATATTCGTAAAGGTAAGCCACGGTATAAAGAATTGCGGTATGAATATCATCGGGGAGGGGGTCGAATGCGGATAGTGGTTGACGAAGTACATTCTCGACTGTAGCTGTTGCCGATCCAATTAACTTCGTAATTAGGTCATCCTCAACAGTGTTATCCACCCTCAGGTAGGCTTTTGCTTCGGCCAAAGTAATAGCAGCCACATTTCATCAATCCTTTCTATTTAGCAGCCATGGACAAGGTTTTAATTGCTTCTGGTAGGATAACTTTACCGTCAACTCGTTGTGAGCCTAAGAAGCCAACTTGACCAGTTACGGCATAAAGTTCATTCAGACGTTTGAAGGTTCGTCCTTCTCGATCTGCAATCCAGTAGTAGTTAAAGTCACCGAAAAGAACTGGCTTATTAGCAGCAGCCAATGTCGGCATGAATGGACTAGTGTAAACCGGACAGTTAAGAATTCGGTCTGGTTGGCCTACCTGAACGGAAGGTTGCCAAATGTATTGGTCGTTCTTATCTTTCATTTTGCGGATGGCTTTCACGGTATCATCGTTCATCAAAAAGACAGCGTTTTGACGATATGGCGCCTTTAAGGAATAGAAAAGGTCAATTAAATCATCAAAAGTTAACGCATCGGCCTTGGCAGCTGTGGATCCGGCTGAAGCGCCATTAGTGTCGGTTAGGATACCAGTAGGTTGACCAGTACCGGTACCGGTTAAAAAGGCCTGTTCTTCAGCATTACCGAGTCGGCGTCCAAATTCATCGGAGAGATAAGACATCAAATCAAATGCGGAATCGTTTAGTAATTCTTCTGATACTTTGATCAGGGTCCCCAACTTATGTGCGCCTAGTGACACCTGACTAAATTGAGTGTTGGACTCTGTGTAGGCCGCTTCTTCTTCGAGCCAGGCTGCAGTACCTTCACTGGCTACCACTGGAATTTTGTGTTCGCCGCTATTGGTTTGGATGACATGACTGATCGTTCGCAGCACGTTTGCTTCTTGCAACTTTTGGATAAGTTGGTTTTCAAATTCGTCGGGCACTAAGAAACCACCATCGGGGTCCGCACCTTCCTTAAGAGCATCCACGACGGCATGTCCACGCATCATTTTCCAGAAATCTTTTGCATGAGCATCCTGTCTCTTTGGTAGCTGATCAGCAGTTGGGGAATTAGTAAGGGCCTTACAGGTAGGTTGGTTCAGTGCCACTTCAATTTCTGCCTGCTTGTGCCGTCGATTGATTTCCTTACCTAAGTCGACAACTTCTTGCTCCATCTTTTCATAACGGGCATTGTCTTCGGCTGAGAGTACATCTGATTCCTTTTGCTTAGCATTTAGGAAATCCTTTGCTTGTTTCCAAATACGGGCACGCTTTTCTTGTAATTCAGTAATTTTACTCATTGATAAGTCCTCCTAAAAATTAGTGTGATAACAAAGAAAGCCGCTTTTGCAGCGACTTTACAGAGATATTAGATTTTGCTTGTGGTTTTAGCTTGTTCAATAGAACCAATTCAGATTGTTTATCTGAATATGAGTAACAATCCGTGACATCTTTGTTTTGACCTAGCATATCGTCAGCGAACCCCAACTCAATCGCTTTATTGACATTCATCCAGGTTTCATCATCCATCATGGATGAAATTTTTTCTCGAGGAAGGTTTGTTTTAAGTTCATAGGCATTGATAATTGATTCTTTGGTTTCAGCTAACATTTGTGCAGCTTGATCAAGATCTTCTTTTTGTCCACCAACAATGGTTAATGGATTATGGATCATGATCATCGCGGTTGGGACCATGGAAACTTTTGTGCCTGCCATGGCGATGACTGATGCTGCCGAAGCAGCAATACCATCAATTTTGACGTTCACGTTATCGGGATAATTCATTAGCATCGTGTAAATGCGACTGGCAGCGACACAGTCACCACCGGGAGAATTTAACCAGAGATCGATCGGCCCTTTCCCTTGACTTAATTCATCTTGAAATACTTGAGGAGTGACTTCATCATCAACCCAGCTATCTTCAGCAATTGTACCGTTAATAGTTAATACACGTTGATTCTGAGGGCCACTCCAGTTCCAGAAACGTTTCATTCTTTTGGTTCCTCACTTTCTTTAGATGGTTGAGAACTATAGAAGTTACCAGCTTGGTTGAGTGGCAGCATATTGCCATTTACCAAGTATTCGTCACTGCCTTCATTAGTAGGGATGCGGTTTAGATCTTCAAGTTCTCGAATATCATTTGCAGACAGCCAACCATTTTGGCGCCCAATAGCATAGCCATTCATTCGGCTTTCGTAATCGCCACGTAGTAATCCATCAACATTGAATTTGACGAAAAACTTTCGTTGATCATCAGCGGAAAGAAGCTGTTGATTCATAGCTTGTTCCCAGCGAATGCACCAAGGGTTCAGGGTGTACTTTACAAATTCTAGTGATTGTTGCTCGATATTTGAGAATGTCGAACGATCTAGGTCACCAACCATATGCGGTGGTACACGAAAAATTCTGGCGATTTCGTCGAGTTGGAATTTTCGAGTATCAAGAAATTGCGCTTGGTCGGGTGGAATGGAAAGCTGATGAAAAGTCATTCCTTCTTCCAAAACAGCAATGCTGTGATTATTAGATCCCGAAAATTGTGATTGCCAACTTTTCCGGAGCCGTTCGGGATCTTTGACTACATTAGGATGCTCGAGAACACCACCAGGTGTGGCATCATTTTTGAAAAAGGTGGCCCCATATTGTTCGGCAGCCATGGATAATCCAATAGCATTCTTAGCCATAGCAATAGGACTGTAACCAATCAAACCATCAAATCCTAACCCTGCGATGTGAAGGACTTCATCGGACAAGAGAATTACTTGCTTCGATTTATTCTTTGCCTGGTAATCATCATAGTTGCGAGTATAGGTGTAGTAGATTTCACCGTTAGCAGCACGGTTAACGTCCATTCGATCTGGCATCAAAGGATAGAGCCCAGTGATCTTGCCTTGACCGTTTCGAATGATTTGTGCATAGGCATTACCCCACAGTAATAAATGGTTCATCATGGTTTCGCGAAAGATAAAACTGGTCATTTCTGGATTTGGCGCATCATGAAGCAAAAAATAAAGCGGGTGGTTAATTGCCCGCCTTTTCCCACCATCGCTGGTATATTGATAAATATGGAGTGGCAGTTCAGCTAATCCTTCAGCCAAGACTCGAACACAAGCATAAACTGCAGTATTCTGCATTGCGGTGCGTTCGGTCACATTTTGGCCAGCCATCGAACTGCCGAAGAAAAATGACATGGTGCTGGATAGGGTGTTTTTGGGTGAAGCTTTATTGGTATGGAACAATTTATTAAATAGACTCATGGCATCAACTCCTTTCAGTTCTTCGCAATTACAACATCAATAAACCTCGACCATCATAAACAGAATCACCATTATCCTCATTTCGGATAGCACGATCCAGTCCCATAATGGTGGCCACTACGCCATCAATTTTTTCGGTTGACTTAGCCTTATCAGGTTTGATATTCCCGGCTGGGTCAGTGCGGATGTAGATGTTGTCCATCATCCAGCGTAATACTGGGTGACCACCATGAGCGATCTTCTTTTCCAGAGTTAATCGCATTAGTTCTTTAGTTGGTGGGGTCATATCTTTAAATCCCTGACCAAATGGAACTACAGTGAATCCCATACCTTCGAGATTTTGAACCATTTCTACCGCACCCCATCGGTCAAAGGCGATTTCTTTGATGTGGTATTTTTTACCAAGATCATCAATAAATTGTTCAATAAAACCGTAGTGAACTACATTTCCTTCTGTTGTTTGCAGATAACCCTGTCGTTTCCAAATATCATATGGAACATGATCACGCCGAACTCGTAAGTCAACATTATCTTCGGGGATCCAAAAATAGGGCAGAAGGGTATAACCTTCAGAATCATCCCTTGGTGGAAACACTAGAACAAAAGCAGTGATATCGGTAGTCGACGACAGGTCGAGTCCGCCGTAACAATCTCGTCCCCGTAGTTCATTAGGATCAACTGGGAAAGCACAAGCATCCCATTTATCCATGGGCATCCAACGAACGTCCTGTTTTACCCATTGGTTCAAACGAAGCTGTCGGAAGGTATTTTCCTCTGCTGGATTTTCCTTGGCAGAGTTGTAGGCGTCTTTGACTTTCTCCATTTTGACTGTAATTCCTAAAGAAGGATTAGCTTTTTTCCAGACTTCGGGGCTCGACCAATCCTCATCCCGATCAGCACCATAAATTACTGGGTAAAAGCGGGGGTCATGCTTTCGACCTTTCATGATATCAATTGCTTTTTGATGGACTTGATAACAAATAGAATGCTCATCAGTGCCAGCGGTTGTGATTAAGAAGTAGAGGGGCTGAGTTCTGGCATCCCCCGATCCCTTCGTCATAACATCATAGAGTTTCCGGTTTGGTTGAGTATGCAGTTCATCAAATATAACTCCGGACACATTAAAACCATGTTTAGAATAAGCATCAGCAGATAGAACTTGATAAAAGCTATTAGTTGGTTCGTAGATCAACCGCTTCTGTGAAGCAAGAATTTTACAACGTTTCTTCAGGGCAGGATTCATACGTACCATATCAGCAGCAACGTCAAAAACAATTGCAGCTTGTTGCCGATCAGCTGCACAGCCATAAACCTCTGCACGTTCTTCACCATCGGCACAGCAGAGTAACAGGGCGATGGCGGCAGCCAGCTCTGATTTACCTTGTTTCTTTGGAATTTCTACGTAAGCAGTATTAAATTGACGGTAGCCATCGGGCTTTAAGATGCCAAAAATATCTCGAATAATTTTTTCCTGCCAATCGATGAGGTCGAAAGGCTTGCCTGCCCAGGTTCCCTTTGTGTGGCACAGGCATTCGATAAATGACACTGCAAAGTCAGCAGCATCTTTATCGTAGGTAGAATCCTTAGCCATAAACCTAGTTGGTGTGTAGTCTTTTAGCTTTCGCAAGAGGGCATCACATCCTTTCATTGATACTAAAAAAGCACTGAGAGTGAACTCAATGCTTGGTAGCTAATTAAATTTACCGGTTAAGATCAGGTTGATGTATCCGGCGCGGTCAGTGGTCAAATAGTCGATCAGATCGTGGCAATTATAGTAATAAGCGAGCCGCTTTACGTTTTCAACATCAAACATATTTACTTCACCGGTATTGCGAATTTGTAATACCTGTTGGCGAATACGATCACGTTTGGCTAATTCATCTTTGATTTTGTTCATGACTAAGCCTCCTGGTTCTTAAAAGCAGCCGATCCGGTTAAATTTTTGAGTAGCACTTTCCGTTGGGTCTTGTATTGGGGACCAATAAAACCCAAACGCAGTAAAAAGCAGCGGAAAGCATATTTTTCATTACTCTCATCACGTGGCGTTGACATAATTCGCTGATGACTCTTTGCGTATTGCACTAATTTATCGATCAATTGTTGATAAGCTGGAGCGTCATCAGTGTTAACTTCGGTGAACCAATCGAAGGATACACGTTGGTCATCAATTGTGAGAGACAAGGAATTCAGTTGGCAAGCGTCTTTGATTGATTGTCCTTTTGCCCAGATTAAATGGCGTAGGTTATCTAGATCTTGGTCAGTAAGCTCATTGCGGCGATATGTTATGTTCAACTTGACCGTCTCGCTGGATGTGAATCCCTGTTGCTTAAGATATGTTACTAATTCAGCAGGAATCTCATCTGGGGATAAAAGATTGCCATCCTTGCTGACGGTGTATTTACCAATCTGGTATGCATAAGTTGGTGTGTACTGATACTCTGCCCTTTGCTGAGTGTATTCAGCAATCTGTTCGACTAGCTTTTTGCGCTGTTTACCATGAACATTAAAATTAATTTCCATAGTATGTACCTCCTTGTTTGATTACTGTATACATCACTCTAGAAGATACAGATAGCAAGGACTTTCGAGGAATTAGGCCGGTTTTTTTAGCTTATTGTACGGAATTATGTGACCAACTCTTTCCACACTGACTTCTTGATCTGAACCCACTTGTTCGATATAGCGATTAACGATGACATCGCAGTACTTAGGATCGAGTTCCATCATGTAACAAATTCGGTTAGTCTGTTCACAGGCAATGAGGGTAGATCCAGAACCACCAAAGGGATCCAGAACTGTACAGTTAGACATTGTCGAATTCATGATTGGATAGGCAAGCAATGGAACAGGCTTCATTGTTGGGTGTTCCTTACTTTGCTTCGGACGGTCAAATTCCCAGATGGTTGATTCTTTGCGCCCGGTATACCACTCGTGCTTACCATCTTGTTTCCAACCATAAAGAACTGGTTCGTGTTGCCATTGATAGGGTGAACGTCCTAAGACAAGGGATTGTTTTTTCCAGATACAGCAACCGGATAAATAGAAATCAGCATCTCGAAATGCTCGCCGAAAGTTTAACCCTTCAGTATCAGCATGGAAAACATAGATACTGGCATCATTGGCCATTACCTTATTCATGTTTTGGAAAGCGGCTAGTAAAAATTGATAGAACTTATCATCATCCTGATGGTCGTTCTTAATCTTGCCGGCTTTGCTTTGGTAATCGACATTGTATGGTGGATCGGTAAGAACAAGGTTAACTTTATGATCACCAAGCAACTTTTGGTAACCTTCACCTTTTGTAGCATCACCACAAAATAGGGTGTGCCGTCCTAAATGCCAGAGGTCGCCAGCTTTAGAAAAAGTCGGTTTATTCAACTCGCTATCTACATCGAAATTATCGTCATGAGTATCACCTTCGGTAGCAAGCAAGTCAGATATTTCATCCTCATCAAAACCAGTTAATGAAATATCCAGGTCACTGGCTTGTAAGTCAGTCATCAACAAAGCTAACTTGTCCTTATCCCAATCACCGCTGATCTTGTTGAGAGCAATGTTCAGCGCTTTTTCTTTTTCTTCGTCTAAGTTGACAACTACACACTCGGCTTCTTTGATCCCTTCATTCTGGAGAATCTTTAACCGCTGGTGTCCGCCGACTACGCGACCAGTTTGTTGGTTCCAGATGATTGGATCAACGTAGCCGAATTCTTTCATTGAGTGTTTTAGCTTTTCGTAGTCAGGATCACCTGGCTTTAAGTCTTTTCGTGGATTGTAATCCGCGGGGATGAGGTCCGTTATTTTCTTCTTAACAAATTTCATTAGTTCATTCCTTTCCGTGAACGGAGCAAGCGTTCCATCACATCGTCCTGTGGTGTAGATCCTTGGTAAGTTGTAGCGTTGTTTTCTTTAACAACCTGAAAAATTTGAAACCATAATTGGCTGGATTGTTTCATGTAGTCGCGGCTCATTGATACGTAAGGGGAAGCAATTGCGTTCCCAGTTGTTGGGTGGCGGGCAAGAAAACCAAATTTTGAGATACATTCTTCACACTGAATCCAACGGCTTACACTTACCGCATATTGTTCAATCAGCTGAGTATTAACTAGCTTTTCACAACCACGCTCGACCAGCTATTCCCAGGTTTCTTTGAAAATATCAGCGGCGTCGAATTCTAAACCATTCTTCTGTTTGGCCTTGAGGTACTTCTTGACTGGCGGCATCACATGGCCTTCCAAATTGGTTGGTGTTGGTAGGTCAATCACCTGAGCATCTTGACCGGCTTGAATTTTGTCGTGAAGTGATTTAGGTTTACGTCCAGCACCGATTCGGGATCCACCACGATTCGTACCATCTTTAGCCAAATCTCTCCCTCCTTCCGGCAGGGGTTAATACCCCCTTTGATTTCGATTTTTTACACACGAAGGCCCAGGCCCGCTCCCGCGCAAAATTTTTTAACGATTCGATGGCCCCCTCCGTGGTCTAATAATGATATCGATGTGGTGTTTTGTGCCAACGATCATCCATTTGCGCAGTAATGCGGGAATGGCATGGCTTGCATAATGCCATTAGATTCTTGGAGTCGTTGTTGCCGCCATGTTCTAGCGGTAGTACGTGGTGAACTTCGGTAGCCTTGGTATATCTTCCTTGACTCAAGCACATTTCACAAAAGGGATGGTGGAGTAAGTATCTTTGTCTGATCCTAGGCCAGCCACGATGATAACGTGGACGACTACGCTTGGGACGTTGGTAACAATTGTAATGAGAGCTGACTTGTTTGGCATGGACATCACAATAAGTGTTGTGGGTGAGCCGCGGGCAGCCAGGATAACGACATGGCTTCTTGGGTGAGTAAGGCATGGAACTCCTCCTTCTTGTAGGCATAAGAAAAGCCCAGCAGGTTAACCTGCCAGGCTGTGATGTTATAAAGCAAATGCCTTGTCCTAATTTTCTACACTATCATCGTAACATGGATAAGCTTCTTGTTTATTCTCCGTTTTACCTTTCTAGTGATGTGCTCCATAGAGCAGGAGAGTGAGATGGTCGATTGCCTTGTTTTTCCTATTGTAAGCAGTGGTCTTAGCAATAAAGAACTTGTCCATCAACAGGGTCAGTCCTTCATTCATCGATTGGTTTGGTGTTCGGTAGCAGGCGTCCAGTACGAAGCGCTCGTTCTCAGACAGCTTTTTCCAGGATGGCTCGAACCACTTGAAGTAAAGACGCGCTTGCTGGTAACGTTCATTCAGTTTAGCGGTTTGATCGATACCGTGGATTAAACGAGGCTCGGTGGGGTTGTCCTTGTTATGGTTGCCAGGGACAAGACCATATTGAGGTGAACTTACACCAATCATCTGCTCCTTGGTTATTTTGAGATCGTCGTGGTAAGAATCAATGATAAACTTCATGCCATCGTAGTCTTTCAATGCTGCAACGGTTGCTCGCCGTTTGTCTAAGTAATTCCACATAATACTCATGCTACAACACTTCCTTTCAAGTTAGCCTTCACCGCATTAATCAAAGCCAACTGAGTTTTATCCTTTTGCTTTAAGGCTGTCATAATGTTTTCATCGATAGTGCCTTCAGTAATGAGATGGTAGATTACTACAGGCTGTTGCTGACCTTGCCGCCATAGTCTGGCATTAGTTTGCTGGTAAAGCTCCAGACTCCAGGTCAGACCATACCAGATTAAGGTAGAGCCACCAGCCTGCAAGTTTAAACCATGACCGGCTGAAGCGGGGTGAATTAAAGCCAGTGGAATTTTACCAGCGTTCCAGTCGTTAATGTCCTGAGTGGTTTTAATCTCACGTACCTGGAAGCGTTGTTTAATTTGTGCTAGGTCATGTTTGAACCAGTAAGCAATGAGTACCGGCTTGCCATTGGCGGCTTCAACTAAATCTTCTATAGCGTCTAGTTTGCGTTGATGGATTTGCACCACTTGTTGCTGATCATCATAGACACAACCGTTGGCCATCTGGCAAAGCTTATTAGAAAGACTAGCAGCGTTAAGGGCATCGATTTGTTTACCTTGGGTGGAAACCACTAACTGCGCATTTAATTCATCATAAATGGTCTGCTCGCTGGGACTCATCTTTACTGGCACGGTGTTCATTGTTAAGGGTGGTAGTTGCAAGTAGTCCTTGGACTTCATGGAAATGGTAATGTCATCAATAGCACGGTAAATACTTTGTTCTGCACCTGGCTTTGGCTTGTAAGTAAACACCTGATACATGTTGCGCTTGTCGGGGTCAAAATAGTTTGCTCTGTAATATGAGATGAAGCGACCAAGACGTTTACCCATATCCAGCACCCGGAACTCCGCCCACAAATCCATCAAACCGTTGGACGATGGAGTACCAGTCAATCCCACAATGCGTTTAATCAACGGTCGAACTCGTTTTAAGGCTTTGAAGCGTTGGGAGCGATAAGACTTGAAGCTAGACAGTTCATCAATGACGAGCATGTCGTAATCAAATGGAATGGATGATTCGATGAGCCATTTTAAGTTTTCTCGGTTAATGATGTAGATATCGACTTCTTTTTGGGCAGCCTTGACCCGTTGGCTTTTGTTGCCAGTGATTACTGAGTAAGTTAAATCTTTTAAGTGATCCCACTTATTGATTTCTTCCGGCCAGGTTTGCTTGGCAACACGCAGAGGAGCAACAACTAGTACCCGGTGAACTTTATCTTGATGGATGAGTTGCTTGATGGCCGTCAGAGTAATGACACTCTTACCTAAACCCATGTCAAGTAAGATTGCAGCTACCGGATGTTCCAGAATGAACTTGGTCGCGTATTGTTGGTATTCATGCGGCTTGTATTGCATCTAGCATTCCTCCGATCTGTTCAAATTGATCACAAACAAATACTTGGTAGCCAAGCTGCTTTAGTTGGCTAAGTCTTTGTATTTGTAGTGGGCGAGGGTGTTTACCTGGAGACTTCATTTCTACAAACCCCATGTGACCTTCAGGCAGTAGAACCAGTCGATCCGGAACTCCTGTCATTGATGGGGAGGTGAATTTTAGGCAAAGTCCACCACGTTGCTGGGTAGCTTTTACAAAAGCTGATTCAATTCGTTTTTCTAACATTTTGAAAATCCTTCCTAATCGCCTAGCCATCAAGCTTTGTGTAAGTGGTGTTAGGCGATTTACTACTCTTTTCCATATCTCTTTTTTTAAATTTTTTATTTCTATATACAAGTAAGGTAAATGACCATCATGACCAACACAAATTAGCCGAAAAGCTTACTGTGACAGTGAATCTGATGAATCATTCGTGTAAGTTAGGTGCTAGTCGAGAAATTCTGATGCCTTTAAGCGCAGTCCGCGAACATAGGATCCAGTATTCTTACGTTGACGTTGAAAGCCCGCATTCTTAAGGGCCGTGTAAAAGTCAGTGGTACTTCGGGTGTATTCGCCGATACCTTGGCAGTATTCTCGGTACTTTTGATAGAGGTCACCCGATTTTTGCTGATAACTAGAATCAAGTTCGCAATTTTCATTGAGAAAATGACCTAACCAGTCATTATCGGCGTGGTAGTCCTTGACTGCTTTAGTAACTGCTGCCGGAGTAGTTAGCTGGTAATTTTGTTGAATGATTCGTTGCGCGCCCTCAATGATCCATTGCAACACTGCCGGACCGGCTTGTTCGGTTAGGTACTGGGCATAATTTTTAATATCATTGTGTTTGGCAATCGTGGCTTTAAACGGTATTACGATCAATCGCCGCCAGATTCCTTCATCGTTACCGCCCACGTGAGGCAGGTAGTTGGTATAGAGAACGATGGTATGACTAGGTGTAAAAGAGAAGGGCTTCATGTATTTTTTCTCAGCGTAGATTTCATCAGTTGAACAGAGTTGTTTGACAATCGAAGTGTTTAGTCGTTTGCCTTCTTCCAGCTCAGCAGAGATGATTAAGCGTTTACCTTTGACTTCAGCCATTTCTGGTTTGACATTCCGTCGAACACCTGTTGTTAAGGCATCAGCTGAGAGGTGACCAGTATAAGAACCGAGTACATTGGCAATTGTGTTCCAGAAAGTGGATTTACCATTTCGTCCACTGCCATATGCAATAATCAACGCTTCCAAGTAAACCTGACCAATGGCAACGAGTCCCACAATTTCTTGAACGTAATTTATTAGTGCTAGGTCGTTACAAAAGAATGTATTTAGGGCTTCTTGCCAGATTGAATTTCCTTGACTGCCAGGCACACAAGACGTGGACTTAGTAATCAAATCGCTGGCTTGAATTTCTTGTTGCCCATGAATGCCCTGTTTAAGGTTGTAAGGGCCATCAGGAGTGTTTAATAAAAAGGGATTAGCATCGAATTCATTGATTTCTTTTACTAACTTTGGCCGGGCGTTAGTCAAGATTCCATTGATGCCACGGGTGCTCCGTTCCTTGAGAATAAAAGCTTCATAAGCCTTGGCGTTTTGATATTCTTTGAACGTAGCTTGCTGATCATCATTAAAAGTGCGACTAGCCTTCGTTTTGCCCATCGTTTGAAGCGCGCTAGTTACGCCATTTTGTTGGATCACTTGGTAAGCCTTAGTGACTCGTAGTTGAGCATCCGCAAGTTGTTTGTCAGTAAAGCGTTGAACCTCGCCGAGAGCGAGGGGCTCCGATTCTTGCCAAATTTTACCGTCAAACCACATAAAACCTGACTGGTTGGTGTAGCAGACGCGGTCCTTACAGTTGTTAACAAAAACATAGTCAAATAATATTATGTTAAT